TTACCAATACAAAAACCTTCTCCGTGTCCTGCATCTATAATCATATCAGTTGCTTGATATTTAGAATGAGCGTAGTGTTGTTTATAAGTTTCATTTATATACTGCTCAACTCCTCTAAGGTTTATTTTTTCATCAAATTTATATTCCATACTATTCTGTCCATTCTTTAGGTAGTGTATGTTCAGAGTACCACCTAAATTTATTTTTTTCTGCCCACTCTGCATGGCTTCTTTTACTTCCGTCTTTCCTTCTCTTAGCTTGTGGCATAGGAGAACTAGGACTAGAAAACAAAAAGACTAACTCTTGTTTAGGCTTGAGAGACTTACGTATCCAAACGTACTTATTATATTCGTTGTAATCCCAAAACCTACCTTTAGCTTCTAATAAGTATTCTACACCATTAATAGTTTTTGTAAAGTCAGGCTCATACTTATGCTCTATAACATAAGGAATCTTATCAGAATGATGTGACCACTTTGATAAAACATCTTGGTGTAATGTATACTCCCACCCTGAATCATATCCTTTAGGAAGATTCTTTTCAGTAGGTCTAATTTTTCGTGGCTTTCGATAACCTCTTTTCATAAAATTCCTTTTTTAATTTTTGGTTAAACCACTTCTGTGAAAACGAAGATAGCATTATTTTTTGATTAGCATATACATGTGTTTGTTCAGGCATGTAGGCTTCAAAGTTTTGTAAAGTTATTTTAGATGCTTCATGTTCAGGTAATAGAGACTGAATCCATTCAACTGTTAAGTCTTTAGCTTTTCTTCGTAATTTCTTAGCTTGTCTACCATTCATATTATTTCCTTTACGTTTGGTAGCTTCTCTACCTTAGTTAAATATACATTACCTTTTGCGTATGCGAATGTTCGTAACCCTTTACCTTCATTAGCATCTGAATAACATGTAAATTTATGAGGGCAATAGTTACACCCCATTGGTAATTTCATGTTACCAGAAACACCCTCCGCTATAACATTATAGCATCTGTCAGGAGGGTTGTCAAGACCAATCGCTTTTTTAACTTCTTTTATTTTATGAATGATGTTTGGCTTCTCTAAATCGTCAGGAATAAAGGTAGTTAATTCTCCTGTTTCTTTATTCATAACTAAGAAACCACCCTTTGAAGTCTTCTCTGCTTCTTCATACCCTGCTAACTGTGAAAGATATCCGAAGCTATCATTCTGTGCAAGTGTACCTTCTTTAAACTTCTTAAACGCAAACCCTGATGCAGTCTTAACATCAATAACTTCTCCGTCTATAATAGAATCCATGTGTCCTTTAATACCTTTAACCGATACTTCTTTTTGTTCTCCTGATACAACATGACCTGAAAGACGAACAAAAAATAAAAGTAAAACCTCAAGTAAATGTCCATACAAAAACTTAATGAATGTAGGGGCATCTATCTTCTCTTGATGTTCCTCTGATAAGTTTAAATCATACCATAGTCTACGTAGAGGTCTACCAATGTTAGACATTCTTAAACCACTCTTAGGTCTCGGTTGTGGGGTTGCCCACCCTCTTAAAGCATCAGACATATCTTTACCAAACCTTTCATATTCTTCTTCAGGAATATTAATAGCTTTATCTTCCGATAAAACTCCTATAGTTTTATAGATATCCTCTACAAGAGTATCTAGTTTAGGCAACTTCTTTTTTGTCTGTTTCTTTTTCATCTTTAATTTCTTTAAAAGCTTTAATAACATCTGACGAGAATAGTTTCTGTAAGTTTACTAGAAACATACGACTCGCATTGTTATCTCCACCCGATACAGTTTTAAAAGTATCTAGTTTATCTACTATCTTTCTGAGAGTATCTGTATGGAAAACAAGAGTGCAGTACTCGTCTTTACCTATACACAAGTTATGAAACCAGTAATCAGATTCAGTTGCTCTGATGCCTGAAGGTTTACCCCAAGATTCATATTCTATACAAATGTTTCCTGACTTCTGCCAAATATCTCTTTCTGATTTGACTTCTATTTTTTTATTAGTGAGCATGTCTGCTATCTTTTCTTCTCTAACAGTACCATACTGTAAATCTAAATCAAATTTCTTTCTATCTTTTTTAGTGGGTTTCATACCAACTGTCTCCTATATTAAATTCGCCCGTTAATGGACACCTTAAATCATATTCTTTAGATGCTTGTTCTATACATCTAACTGCTAATGCACCTACCCCATTTGCATGAGATTCAGGTACTTCTATCTGCCATTCGTCATGAATGTTAGCAACTATTTTAGCAGGGATAGTTCCTAATTCTAACATATCTGCTAATATAATTAAAGCTTTTTTCATAACTATTGCACCTGCTCCTTGTAACAAAGTATTCAAAGCCGAGTGCTTATGCCTAATAAATATCTTACGTCCGTCTAACCCTTTCAAGTATCCTCTTGCAGACGCTCGTTCAACTCTGTCTCTAAGAGTTTTAAATGCAGGGTTATTATTGATAAAAGATTCTCTAAGTTGTTTACCTTGCTCTCTACTTCCTTGCACGATTGAACCAAGCTTTGAGTCTCCCGCCCCGTAAATGAGTGCGTAGATGAATGTCTTACTCTGATTTCTTGATTCAAGTCCTGCAGACCTTTGGTTAGTTGTGTGAATATCTCCGTTGATAATTTCATTTATATACTCCTCGTCAGCCATATAGTGTGCTAACAATCTTAATTCTAAACCACTAGCATCTATACCTACTAGCTTGTTCCCTTTATCTACTACCCAACAGGCTCTACATTCTTTACCATAAGGACTACTTACGCTAGGAACTTGAGCGAGGTTAGGATTTCTATGCGACATTCTACCTGTGATAGCTCCTGTAGATAATACTGAACCATGTACTCTATCATCATCTGCTACGGAATCTAACCATGAACTAATTTGTGCAATTCTTTTTTGATATAATAAAAAATCTGCTATTAGTTTAGCTTCTTTAATGTGAGTAATATTTTTTAATGTACCTTCATCAACAATGGGTTGACCTGTAGGTGTAAACTTTTTAGGCTTCCAACCAAAACTAATTAAGTATTCACCAATCTGTTTACGAGAACCTAAGTTAAATTCTACTAACTCTTTTCTCATGAAAGGTTTTATGTTTCTTGATGTTTGTATTTCTTCAAACTCATACTCTGTTAAACCTGATTTAGAAAGTGTTCCGTCCTTTTTTAATTTAGGAGTTACTTCTTTTTTGTCAACCCATTTAGGCTTGAAAGTTCTATGTACTTCGTCTTGTACTTTCTTTATCTTACAATTTAGTTCTGCTAATAAAGTTGTTGCGTACTCAATATCAATTTTAAATCCATGCTTTCTTTGCTCTTCTAGAACATAAGTTACTTGGTGTTCTAAATCTATACTTTCTTTAGAAAATCCTGCTGATTCTTTTTTAAGATATTCAAATAAAAGTTTATTTAGAACTACATCTTTTAAACAATACTTTAAAGTATCTTTAGTATAAATATGAAAATCTTCAGGAGGTAAGTCTTTAGCCACACCAAGCTTTGTACCCCATACTTTTAATGAATGTCCTTTCTCTCTAACAGGATTTAAAAGCCGAGACAGAACTAAAGTATCTATTACTTTATCTTTATTCCATAGGTCAATACCATGTAGTTTTTTAATTACTGGGATGTCAAAGCCTATGATGTTATGTCCAATTAGTTTGTCTGCTTCTGCTAAGAAGTCAAGACCTTTTAAAATATTATCATCTATAACATCAAAGGTATATTGTTTATTGTTTTCATCTATGGCTACAATACAATGTATTTCTGTGGCATTTAAATCATCTGTTTCTATATCAAATACTAACTCCATAAGTCCTCCCTAAAAGGGTATGATATCATCTGAACTAAAACTATTCAACATTTCTGTATCTTCGTACTCAGATAATCTACCTGTATCTTTATCATAAACTAATGCAGTTGCTAACCCTACATCCCCTGTGTAACGTGATTTAAGTACACGCAATCTTGTTGTCCTAGATTCTAATTCATCATCAGCTTGTTGATTTCTTTCTAAAGCTATCACACAATCAGATAGTTGAGCAATAGCATTAGAACCTCTTAGATGTGATAAGCTTACGTTTACTCCATTCTCATGCCCCTTATCACCCTGTACTCTACGCAAGTGAGAGACAAGTATAATACCCGCACCTGTCTCTTCAACTAAACTTCTAAGCCTAGTCATAATAGAATCAATTGCTCTACGTTCATCACCCTCTGTAGTTGCAGAAACTAACATATGTAAATGGTCAACTATAACCCAACGACAATCACACCCTACAATAAGATAACGAAGCTTAGAAAATATATCTTCAATATCATTTGTACCAAAGTGAGCGTGAATAAATACTTTGTCGTGGTCAAAAGTTTTATTAAACATTTTAACTAAATCTTGCTCTTTATATTTATCTCTTATATCATCAATATAAAGTCTGTCATTAGCTTCAATAGATAAGATGCCGTCTACTGTTCTTCTCCAATCTTCTTCTAAGGCTATGACTCCTACGTTATCTTCTGTTTGATGTATAAGCCAATGCTCTAACTCCCTAGTGACAGAAGACTTACCCAAGCCTGTACCTCCGGTTAAAGTTAATAATTCAGACTGACGTAAGCCTATCAATTTTTTATTAAGACCATGCCAAGGATAAGGTACACTACTTCTCTTCTCTCTATTAAGAAAGTCTTCTTGCTTTTCAGAGACTCGAATGATACCACTAGGGGTAAACACTTTAGCATCCCACCAAGCTTGAGTAAATTCTTTGTGAAGGTTTTTACGAAGCATATCATTAGCATCTTTATGCCCATTAGGAATAGAAAGTATTTTAGCCTTACGTGGTTTAATAATACTTGCTACTTTCTGTGAAGCTTCTATGCCCTGCTTGTCATTATCAAAACAAATAACTACGTTATCAAAACTTTCTACGTATTCAATGTTTTCTTTAATGTCTCTGACCGCACCTTGAGCACCATTTTTTATTGATACTACTGCCCATTTGCTACCTAGTAATTCATAGGTAGCCATTGCATCACATTCACCCTCAACTATAGTCAAGTATTTACCACCTTCTTTAAAAAGTTGTTGACCAAACAGACCCGCACCAGTCATAGTGCCTTCAAACTTAAAGTTTTTATCTTTAACGTATCTTATCTTAGTACCTGTTTGTTCATTGTTTATGTGGTAAGGGTATCTGTGTTGAGCCAAGACTCCTTGAGAGTCATACACAACTTTCACTCCATACTTCATAGCAGTCTCTTTTAATATACTTCTGTCTGTAAGAGGTGCGTATGTTCCGCTATGTACTGTTTCTGTTGGAGGTGTTGGGGGTTTAGTATAATTATTATTCATAGGTACAATGTTCTTTGGTTTAGGTGTAAACTTTCCACAACTAAAACACTTAGTTGACCTGTCCTCATTGATGCAAAGAGCATCACTACTGTTACAGTCAGGGCAAGGTTGATGTGTTTTGTAAAAAGGACTTAGTTTATTATTCATATATCTTCCATAAAAAAGGCTAGACACTATACACAGTAATGCCTAGCCAAATTTTAAAACAACTTAACTTTCTTCTGTGCTTTCGTCAAGTTCAGTTTCTTCCAAAGGAGACTCTTCACCATTATATAATGCTACGATTCTGTTTGAAAAGAAATTAATACCTGCTTGTAACTCTTCTAAGTCTAAAACAAGATTAGCTTTCTTTTGATTCAGTCGTTGAAGTCTTCCGAAGATTTGTTGACCTTCTTCAGGTAAATCTTCTACAAAGACTTGTACATCATTTATAGCAATGAAAGGTTTAGTTGGTTCTTCTAGTGTAACTTCTTCGTTTGCCATTAGAACTCCTCTCCGTCACCAAACGGATTTAATTCATCTCCGTCTTGTGACTTCATTGGAACTAAGTCTAGCACTTGCATAGCTTGGAAGTCTAAGCTAACACCTGATTTGCCGGCATACTCCCAAGCAAACTCGTTGTATTGAACTTTGACTGCCGAACCATTACCTACTGTAACATCCATAGGCTCTTTATTAAGATTATAGAGTTTAGGTGCAGGTCGTCTGCCATTCTTAGCATTAACTTTTCTTTTGATAGTCACGGCTTTCCCTATGTATTGGGGTTCACCGCTTTCATCTTTCAATGAAAAGTCTTTAACATTAACTCCTCTTGAGCTAAAGTCTTGAGCGTCTTGGTCACTAATTACTAGGTCTACTGTATAGACTGGTTCAAAAGTTTCGTTAGGTACTGTGACGCTCGCCCAGTACGCTTTTCCTATTGCTACTGCCATATTTTTACTCCTTATATAATAGTAGTGTTAATGTGAAGTTATTATACTTCAATTTTCTAGAAAGTGTCAAGCACTTTTTCTAAAAACTTTATAATTCCTG